ACTTTTAGTAAAATTTTGAGCTTATTATTATTGATAAGCTCAATTTATGTGTCTATTAAATTAGAAGACTCAGCTTCTTTTATAACTACAATTACTATTGTCGGTGGTATAATAACTAATAAACAATATCAAGATCGTAAAATTCAAAAACCAATTAATCATGAAACAAAAAATTAAAGATTCATTCCTATTTTCAATTATTGCTATATTTATAGCATTATTTATTGCTTACCTATGTTTTCCAAAACAAGAACCATGTGATTGTAATCAAGAAATAATAGAGTATCAAACACACTTAGAAGATTCTTTAGATCTAGTCTATAAAGATTTATTCTTAGAATTATTACACTTATCAAAAGACTCTGCAAAAATTGATAGTATAAACCAAATTAAAATTAAAGAAAATGAAGAATTTTATCATTACATTAACAATCTTCCTGACAGCAGTAAATATGATTCTATCTCAGAATTGCTTAATAGAAGAATTAGAAACAAAAAGAACAGCATTAAGGACACTGTCAAGTAATCCATGTCCCGGGTTATGTTTAACAAATGAACAAGCTGATGAAGTACTTAATTTATTAAAAGGAGAAGATTCATTAAAGATTGAGCTTAAAACTTGTGAAGATCATTATAAATCCTTAGATAAGAAGTATAATATTATAAATAATTTCTACAGTACTTGTCAATTAAATTTAGAAGTAACTAAAGATAAAAATAATAACCTTGTAAAAGAGAATAAATCTTTAGAAGAAGATAATAATAACCTAGAAGAGAAGAACAAGTTTTTAAAGAGAGTTACAGGTGGTTCACTAGGACTATCAGGATTATTGCTACTGATTCTAATACTCTAAGACATAATAACAATACTTTTTCTAACATTATTAAAATATAAATAACTAATAAAAACATAATAATATGCCTGAATTAGCAGAAGTCAATTTTCGTACCAGGTCACTAACTCAACAAGTTAGTCAACCCTTGAATGGTATTTCTTTCGTTTTAGGAAGAACGTTAATGGGTCCGATAGATGACCCAAGTAAAATAATAAACACTTGGAAGCAGTTCGTTACTTTGTTTGGGGGTGAATCTGGAGATTACCAATTTCCAACTCTTTGTAAGAAAGTTTTAGAAGCAGGTGGTAAATTAAGAGTTTGTAGAGTTACAAACCATTCTGCTGCCGGAACTAAAGCTTATATCAGTGATGGGTTAAAAATAGTATTCGATGCAGACTTAATAACTGATAACTCAGTTGATTTAACAATAAATGGAGATGATTTAGGGGATGTAGCATTTGATACCGATCATGATACTACAATGGCTGCTATAGTTACTGCTTTAAAAGCTTTATCTATTATTGAAGATGCTATACTAGATCCTTCAGATACTAATACTAGAACTATCTTAGTATTTGGTAAAAGTTTAGATGATGCTACATCATCATTTACAGTAACAGGTGGAACTACTCAAGCAGGAGATACAGTAACTGCCGGAACAGCTAAAGTAATTAGTGAATCTGGTGATGACTTATTTGTACTTGCAGCCAAGAATCAAGGAGCTGAGTATAATAACTTAATATTCACCATCAGTGAATCTTCTAATGGTGATGATGACTACTTCAATTTAACAATAAGTTCTAAAACAAATACTTTAATCTCTGAAGTATATGAGAACTTAAAAGTAGTAGCTGGGTTAAATACTGCCTCAACTTATTTACAAGAAGTAGTAACACGTTCAGTATTAGTAGGTGTTACTTATGAAGATACATCATCTGCAACAAACCTTAAACCTTTAGAAGTAACTCAAACATTTGAAGGTGGTACAGAAGGTACAGCTCCTGCATTAACTGATTGGGTTGGAACTTCAGCCAATGGTTATGGGTTACATGCTTTTGATGATTTCGATGATTCACTTCAAATATGTGCTCCAGAGATGAATGAGGATCTTTCTGGATTACATGAAGCTGGAGCAGCTTATGTAGCAGCAAGAAAAGATTTAATGTACTTTGCACATTTATCAAATGGTAACACAGATAAAGACTCTTACATCAGTGCAAGAGGAACAAATATTAATACTAAATTCGCTGCATTTTTCGGAGGTGGTATCAAATTATATGATATAGAAAACAACCTTTCGAATTTTTCAGAAATGGCAGATGTATTAATTGCAGCTAATACTACAGATCAGGATTTTTCTCCTTACACTTCATTTGCAGGACCCCGTAAAGGTTTAATTGATGGAATCATAGGGATAGTAAATAATTATGGTACTCCCGGGAAACTAGAAGATTTCAAAGAGTTAGCTAAAAAACAGATTAACATGGTAATTAACCGTGATGGTAAAAATATGTTATGGGGTAATTTTACTTCTCAAACTACTGACGATCAAAATAAATTCTTACACATTGTAAGAGGATTAATAAACTTTACTAAAGCTCTTAAACCTACAATAGAAGAATTTATTGAAGAACCAAACACTCCTCAAACGTGGAATAATCTTTATATAACTGTTAAGCCATTCTTAGATTCATTATTGAATGAATTTTTCTACACCTATGAATGGCAAGGAGATCAAAATGCACCCGGAGTTACAGATGATGACCTTCAAGTAAATAATGCTACTGATGTAGCTAATGGTAAGTATAAAATAAGATTAATATTAACTCTTATTCCAACAATGCAACAAATTGAAGTTGAGATTATTCAAACTGTTGCCGGAATAGAATTTAATTTCTAAACCTTTAAAAATATAATATATGGCAACTAATGTTTCAAACCCTAGAAAAGGGTTCAACTTTTCTATAGAAATTGTAACAGCATTTGGCTCTTTAAATTGGTTAGCTCAGAAAGTTACTCCTCCAGATAAAGATATCGATGTTGTAGAGCATGGAGATTCTAACCACTCAATAAAAACTGGTGGTAGAGTAAATTTTAATGCTCTTACAATTGAAAAATTAATGACAACTTCTGGTCCGGCTACTTATTTCTGGGACTGGGCTAAAGCAGTAGCTGATTCAATTTCAGGTGGTGGTACTATACCTTCAGCTTATAAAGCACCAATTTTAATTAAAGAATTAGCTGAGGATCATGCTTCAGTTCTTAATACTTGGACTTATGTTGGATGTTGGCCTTCTAAAATTAACGGTATACCTCTAGATAGGTTATCAAGTGAAAACTCTTTAGAAGTTATCGAACTTCAAGTAGATGAAGTAGGAAAGATTTAAAATAATTATCTTAGGGGGCTATATAAATGGCCCTCTTTTTTGTTAAACATAAAAATTCATGGCAATGAAACGAAACGAAAAAGAATTTAACAGAGAAGCTTTAAACAAATTGGGTATTCCTTTAGATGAATTCATTTTACCCTCTGGCTATACTTGTATTATCAGAGAACATAATGGTGAAGATGATGAACTTATTACTACAGAAAAACACTTACTTGACGGAACTAGTATTCATAGATACGTTGCTAGTATTATTCAATTACATGGTTATTATGGAAATGGTGTTACTTTAAAACAAGTAAAAGAGATGCCAATAAGAGACATATATACTATTTTAATTAAAAGCAGGATATTCTCTATTGGTGAAATTATAAAATTTTCTTATACTTTCTCTGATGATGAAGATGAACAATTATTTAGAGAAGACTTAAGAAGATATATTCATAACTATGAAAGTGATTTTCCTAAAGAGGGTGAAGAAGGTTATGACAAATATAAACTAGAACCCTATATTGATGACCCATACGAAAATGATATAATCATCAAATTAACCTCAGGTAAAGAAGTTAAAATGAATTATGCTCAGGGTCAAGCAGAAACTCATATGGCTCTATTAGATTCAGAAAAAAGAAATATCAATCAAGAACTTAAGGCTAGAAACATACAGTTCAAATCTCCCGACTTCTCTGATTGGAAGACAGTTATTTCATTTTCTGTTTTCAGTAAGAAAGATATGCAACAAATTAGAACTGCTTTAAGAAAAGTAGATCCACCTTTAGCTATCATTACAGACTTAGAAGATCCTAAGAATGGTAATATACATGAAGTAAATGTTGCAGGGTTACAGGATTTTTTCTTCCCAAGAGATCTCTAGAAGAGGAGTACTTTCAATTATGTAAGCACAAACTCCAGATCTCTTGGAGTGATTTCCTTAAGATGACATATAAAAGAGTTCGAAAATTTTTAGAACTTGGAGAAGAATACAATGAAAGAATTAAAGAAGAATACGATAAACTAAAACCATAATGATATCTGCTAGTACTACAATAGGTGCTGGAGTAACGATGTACCTCCGGGATCAGTTCACAGCTCCATCGGTTAAAATACGCAAAAGTGCGAAAGACATGGAAAGCGAGCTCAGAAGAGTCTCTTCAGACTTAATGAGACATCAAAGAAACATGTACGCAGGCTTAGCATTCGGGGGAGCTTTAGCTATCCGTGGAATGTCACAGATGGTTCGTACAGGCGCCGATTTCAATTATACCATGAAAGGTGTAGGTTCAATAGTTGAAGCAACAACTAAACAATACGCAGACCTTAAAAACATGGCATTAGAGACAGGCCAAGAAACCATCTTTACATCTAAAGATGTAGCAAGCGGTATGCGATTTATGGCAATGGCTGGTCAGAAATATGTAGACATTATGTCAAATATTACACCTGCTGCCAATCTAGCTGCCGCTACTATGTCTGAATTAGGAGGAAAAGGAGGAGCTGCTGATATTATGACGAATGTGATGAGGGGTTTTAATATTGAAGCTTCTCGTTCAACTGAAGTTGCAGATAAACTTACTTATACTACTTTGAATGCTAATACTAACCTATTTGACTTAGGTGAAGCTATGAAGTACTCTGCTGCAACAGCTGCCGATTTAGGTTACAACTTAGATACAATAGCTGCTGGAATTGCTGTACTTGGTAATGCAGGTATTCAAGGGTCAATGGCTGGTACTGCAATAGAAAATATGATGAGATATATGACTATTGCTTCTGGGATGTTTGGTTCAGCTAAACAGAGTAAAGCTTTAGCTATGACTGGTCTATCAGCATCTGATATTAGAGACTCACAGGGTAACGTTAAAGATTTATTCTCTATACTCCAGAAGTTGAAAAAAGAAACTTCTTCAATGGGTACTGGTACACTTAACGATGTACTAACTAAGATATTTGGAGTTAGGGGTAAAAGAGCAGGTTCAACAATCTTAAGGAACTTAGAGCAATATGAACAGATGATGATGGGTATTGGAAATGCAGCAGGATATTCTCAAAGAAAAGCTGATGAGATGATGGACACTTTACAAGGGGATATATTTAAAATTAAAAATGCCTGGGAGAACTTCCAAATAGCTTTTAGTGATGCAATAGAACCAATGGTTAGAGGATTATTAAAAATAGGAACTGCAATAGTTAAAGGTATTGGATGGTTCTTAAAAACCCCTTTCGGTAAAATACTATCTCCATTAATTGGTGGATTAATAGTAATTAGGACTGTAACTTGGGGGATAAAATCTATTATTGCAGGTATTGGAGTTATGATAGCTAGAGGAACTAGTTTACAAAAAACATTCTTCTCAGAAGGAATTCTAGGATGGAAAGGTATGACTCTTAATGCAAGAAGATACTATAATACCGTTTTATCTGGAGTAAGCTCAAGTATTAGGAGGTAGAGGCCCATTAGTTAACCCATCCAATGTAAGAGGGTCAGGTAAAGGAGTTATTTATACTTCATCAGGTATTCAATCTAAAAAATCTTTTGCTTCTGGTTTAAGAGCAGCATCAGGAGCTTCAATATTATCATCAACTCAATCAGGAGCAGGTATGATTTCTAAATCATTAGGGTGGCTACCAAGAATTGGAGGTATGTTTATGAGATTCTTACCAGTATTAGGTTGGGGTATGATTTTGTGGGAGATAGGAAGTACTTTAAAGGGAATCTTTAATAATACAAAGGAAAAACCAAAACCAGTTACACCAGATGCTGAATTAGCAAAATTCTTATCTATACACACTGCTGCAGTAGCTAAGGGTAGAATGAATAATAGCTTTGATGAGTTAGCTAGAATATTGAAGTTAAATGATGATAGAGTACAACTTGATCCTGCATTTGCTACTAACAAGAATCAAAACATTACTTTAAACTTATTTGGTAAACAAGCTTTATCAACTATGGTTGAAGATGAGAATGATAAAATTATTAATAGAGAACTACGTAATGATTTATAATTATGCCAACTATAACATTTGAACCAGAATATAAGCCTAATCCAAATGCTGATAAATTAACTCCACAAGATGCTAAAGATATAGGAGCTAATACTTTAGCTGGAGCAGTTAGATTAGCTACAGTAATTAACAAGATACAAGTTCAAGGGGGTATAAATTATTTTAAGAAAGTAAGAGGCCCTGAACCTGAATACCAAGAAAAACCCTTCGGTAGAATAGGTGTTATTGATTATACAACTGAGAGGAGAAAGGTAGAAGATAATATAAATAAAGCAATTGAATCTTATAAAAGTGAAGATAAGATTCAATTAGCTTTTTACAGACCATCTGATATAGATAATTCATTGAGTATAATAAGTTTGGACACTATACCTAGAGAAGTTCAATACACTCCTCAGAATAAAGTAATTGCTATGGCTTCACCAGGTAGAAATAACCCTTTCTATCATTATACAGGTTCTGAAGATACATTAGAATTTACTATTGATTGGTATTCCAACTCTTATAATAAATCTGATGTTATCATGAAATGTAGAGAAGTTGAAGCTATGTCTAAGAATGATAGTTATGATAAAACTCCTGCATTATTAAGAATAATTTGGGGTAAGCAAGATTTACTATTCAATGATACTTATTGGGTAATAGAGAAAGCTCCTTATAAACTACAGAATTTTAATAGAGCTTATAGAGATTGGGATAAAAATACGGGAGAGCTTGGAAAAGATTTATTTGCTACTGGATTACTCCCAGTACAAGCTTATCAACAATTAACTCTAAAGAAAGTAACACCAAATAACTCATCTTTCTATCAAAATATGTTTAGTAGTAATTTCGAATTTTCAAACTTAGAATTCTATAATCAAGAGAATCCGAATGGAATAAAAATAAATTAATATGGAAAGAATATACTCATCAAATAATAACTTATCATCAACTAAAGAATATGATGGTGAGACAATAAGAGAATTCAATTTTGATGTTGAGTTTATACCAACCAATGAGGATGATTGGTATACTGTTAAAGTCGATGATGACTTATTTAAAATTGCAAGAGAAAAATATAAAGATTCTTCTAAATGGGAATTAATTGCAAGAGCAAATAAAATTATAAATCCCTTCAGCTTAACAATAGGAAATATACTATTAATACCAAAAGAAAAATGAGAAATCAATTACAATCTCCACAAGTAATAATTTATGACTCTGCTAACCAATTATTGGCTGGCGGAGTTATTTCGTTGAATGGGATGAACCTTGAAACAGCTGTAACTAGTTTTAGGTTTAAGAATACTGATGAGGATGAGAATGAATGTACAATAAATATTGCTTTTAATGATAAGAAATATGCCTCACACCCGGGATTAAGAAAGGGTAGTAGAGTCATTTCTAAATTTGGATATATACCTAATTTAACCCGTAGTATTCAAATGGTTATCATTAATAAACATTATACTTATTCTTCAGAAGGTTACGTTTTAACTCTTACATTAACAGATGAAGCTGTATATAAAGATAAATATATAGATCAAGATGTATCTTCTCTATTTGATATCTTTAGATTAATAGTTGAGAATGGTTCTAAAGTATCTATGATAATTGATAATATTAGCATTGTAGACCCAAATCATTATGGTTTAGAATATAATACAGTAAACAGCAGTTGGAACGTTGTTGATTATAGAGATAAAGAAAGGAGTAAAAATAACAAACAGAACTTACAAGGTAATGATAATATTAAGAATTTTCAACCTGGTAAAG